CACCGAGATCTACACTCTTTCCCTACACGACGCTCTTCCGATCTACATACGGAAAAACCCTGCCCGGCAGCACCGGGTCAAGCAAAGAAAACAAATCAGATTCTTTCATCCGTTCAGCACCTTATCGATAGCCTGACTGAGTTTGCTCAGCGCCAGATCTGCTGCCTCATCCGCTTTGCCGTCAAATGCCGGACGGATAAACGGTTGTGATGCCATTTTGGATGTACCGTTTTCCAGGAAACGCCAGTAAAACGCATTACGCGGGTCGTCCGTTTTCAGTGTGTTATCACTGTTGGTTCCTGCGGCGTTGGTTCCCCGGATGTACACACCGGAGACAACCTCACCTTTATAACGGCTCCGCTGACCGCCGGTAACGATATTACGCACTAACCTGCCGGTTATGCGGGGTGCACTCTGCCGGACCTCATCCCGCAGCATATCCGCTGCGGCTTTCGCAGCCTCCCGCAGCACACGGGTATTTTCAGCCCGGCTGAGTAATTCCAGATCACGGGACAGTTCAGCAAAACCGGACAAATCCAGCCCCATATCAGCCATCTTTCACCCCCTGTTTGCACAACAGTTCCAGCCGGGTAAATTTCACATCCGGGATCACAGCCTGAATATCGTAGATCTGCCCGCGATATATCATCCGGCATGCGGGATGAATATCCGGCCGGTACCGCATCCACACGCGGACAGTGATTTCTGACATTTCTGCTCCGGCGGTGATAAGCTCGCGTCCGCTGATGGGTTTGACTTCTGCCCAGGTTACAGCAACAGGAAGCCACTGATTTTCACGTTGCCCGGACGGCAACGTTACCCTCTCAGAGCGCTGAAATGTGACCCGGTGCCTTAATCTCCCGGCCTGCATAGCACCTCCTTACAAATTTATAAACCTGTACGGATCAAGCAACAGGTAGAAACCCGCCGGTATTGCTCCGCTTTCCCGTGACTCATAGAGACTGCCGATACAGACCATCAATGCCAGCTCAATATCAGCAGAAACAATCAGGCCATCCGGGTCGCTCTCCGGAATGTTACTGTCATACAAATTGCGGTTAATGTAATTTTCAGCCCGCTTTTTTGCCGCCTGAAGATAGGTCAGGAGTAATTCATCTTCCTGATCATTATCCTCATCGATACGGCACTGCATTCTCAGTTTTTCGAGTGTCGGTAATGGCATGTTTCCCCCATACCTGCGGTCACACCGGACCGCAGGCACAAAAAAACCGCAGTTAAGCGGCGTATCGGGTTAAGACCGGATTACTTTGTCGCAGCTTTGGCCACCAGCGCCTTAATCGCGGAGGTGTCTTCCAGGCAGCAGTCAAAGCGGTGAAACGCGAGGAATGCAGTCTGGTCAAATTCAGCGTAACGCTCCACCAGACGTTTCAGCGTCATATAGGTGACACGGCGGACAATGAAGCGATCGAAATCACCACAGAAGATAAACTTCTTGCCAGTTTCCATGCTGTCGACAGCCTGATCCACAGCATACTGCATACCCAGAATCGTCGCAGGAGCAACACCGGTGATTTCCGGCAGCCACAGCGGACGCTTGTTGCCGTCTTCCATTTCCGTGAGCACTTTCAGGGTGCTGTCATTAAAAGCCAGCCGGAACTTAGGGCTGTTGCGGTAGGCCGGATCAATGGCGTGTTTCAGGGCATTAATATCTTTCCAGGTGAATACGGCGGAGGCATCGACCGTACCGGTAACAGATGCATCCAGCCCCTTCGGCTGCACCGGAGTGCCTGCGCCGGTACCTTTCACCAGATATTTAGCCTCACCACGTCCGATACGCTGCGCAATACGGGCTGCGAGGTAGGATTCAATATCAATCCCGCTGTCCTGCAGCAACTCATTGGATACCCGGATAATTTTGGAGGACAGTTTTTTAGCACCGAGAACAGCGGTCCCGAACTCAACGTCCTGTTCGCTGGCAGCAGTGTTTTCGCCCAGCAGTTCCCCCTCCTCCGCTGTACCGTCTGATGTTGACCAGGTGATATCCTGCCCGTTTGAAGTTGGCAGGATCTGCGAAATGCCTGCAATACCACCATAGGCTTTCATCTTATCAACGACTTTATTCAGCATCTGAGTAGGTACGGTATAGCCCCCTTTCTCATCCGGGGATGTTCCCTGAGCCCGTAATTCCCTCACGGCCTGACGTTCTTCTGCTGTCAGCTCACCGAAACCATGGCGGAGAAAGCGGTCAAATGCCGCGGCGCGGCGCTCTGCGGCTTCGCTTTCCGGATTACCCGGCTGCTTTCCGCGCTGCTCCGGCTCTTTGTCATCCACGAAGGTCTGATCTGCCAAGCGCAGTTCCTCTTCGCGGGTGATCTGCTCATTCAGGCGGTCAAACTCAGTTTTGGCCTGATTCCACTCGCCGCGCTGCTCTTCGGTCATGACACCGTCACCGACTTTTTCATGGATAGCACGCATTTCGGTGGCGATAGTATTACGTTTTTGTTTTAATTCATGAAGTTTCATAGAGTTACCTTATGCATTCATTAATATAAGAAGACGCTCACGCGCCAGTTTTTCATTGATGGCTTTGGCTAAACCGCCGCTGTCACGTGCTTCTTTCCACGCTTCCATTGACCGCACCGTTGAATTAGCTGCCTGATAAGCCGGATAAGTCACCGGACTGACATCATAGAGACGGGATATTTTGTGAATTTCCCGGACAACCATGCCGTCATCATCCTGGTACCAGTCATCACCATTCACCGCCACACTGAACGCGAATGAACTCTGATTGACATCACCGCGTAACATCGGGGCAATAACCAGATCGCGGATAGTCTGCGTATCAGGCGCGGTAATGTCATAAACCAGCCCCTGCTCTGTGACACTCAGGGATAACGTCCCGGAAGAGGACCGGCCGAGGATATAATTGCGGTCATGGTTAAACAGCCCGCGCACATCATCATTCAGCACATCGTCAAATGCGCCGGGTTTGATAATTTCACGGAATCCCCACATCGGCTCTGACAGGGAATTAAACACCGAGGCCAGTCCGATAATGTGGGTCGGCTTGTCCTCTTCGCCCGGCGCGGCCCGTACCTCTCCGACATAGCTGCGGGTTTCTCTTTCATTACTGCTCATCTTTTTCACCACCTTTTGATTTACTGCCGACAGGTTGTGCGGCGTTAACGCTGACCAGCATTTCATCCAGCCCGCTAACCGGGTTCATATCCTCAAATGCCCGCGCCTCATTCCGGCTCATCCAGCCGTCAGTAATGGCGTAATGATAAAATTCAGCACGCTCTTTCGGGGTTCCGCGCAACAGCCCGGCCAGATTAAACCGGGCATAAAATCCGGCACGGCGCTCCTGCCGGGTGAACAACCGTCTGTTAAGCTCCTGTTCCCAGTTCACCACCCAAGGCATGACCGTATGCCGGACAAACTGAATGGATTGTTCGGAAATGTTGGAAAAAGTCGCTTTTTCCAGGTCATTGATCATATGTGCCGGCACATTAAAAATTCCGGCAATCATAGAACGGTTAAGCTTCAGCATATCGATTAACTGAGCATCCACCGGGGAAACGGTCAGGGCTTTGTAATCAAGGTCAGCAGGCAACAGCATGGTTTTGTTTTCCTGACTGCGCAGCGCAGCAGACGCTTTCTGCCACATGTCTTTCAGTCTGGCCCAGCCATCTTTCTGTAAATCCCCTTTCACCGAGACGATACCGGCAGGACGGGCGTTACCGCCGAAGAAAGAACTGGTGTATTTCTGGCCGGACATCCCCATGCCGATGGTTTCCGCATGCTGCACTATCGGGCTGATCCCCATCCGCTGGTTATTACCCAGCGCCCGGATATGGATCATGTCATCCGGGCTGACCGCAAAATTACCCTGTTCGTTATAAACCCCGTAGGTATACCGGCCGCCGGTGTTAAGCAGTGCGGTTTCCCACGGCATACAGGCTTCCAGGTTGGTCACCTCACCGCGACTGTTACGGATCACCTGTGTGTAGCCGTTTCCCCAGCCGAGAATGTGGCGTTCTTTGGTTTCCCGCCATTTATAGCTGGTCTGCCATTCGTTCGGCTCATCGTGAACAAGGTGGAACACAGGGTGATCGCGGGCAGTCTCAACCTTATCGCCGGTTTTGCGCATCACATGCAGCGGCATCTGTGCAATTGAGGAAGAAAGAACATAAATACAGGCATATACAGCAGCCAGTTTCATCGAGGTTTCCGGGCTGACATACACATCGGCTTTGAACAGACCGTCTGTATCAACAGAATCTGCACTGATGGGTACCGCCGGATTCTCAATACTGGTCGGTGTATCGCGGAATAATGCATCAAGAAGCACGTTTCCTCCTCATGGCCACAGCCAGTGAATAGATAACCATTGCTGACCCGCCAATCACCAGGGAATCCGGCAGGCCGTATTTCAGGTAACAGCCTGCCAGCACCGCGCCGAAACCTGTCAGGGCAGTGAGATCAAGAAGTATATTTTTCATAGGAATAGAATTTCTTCGTCAGGATCCAGAGAGGAAAGGAAGTCAGAACCGCCGCCACCATTCACCATCTGGCGTGATTTGGCAGTAAACAGGGCAGATGGGCCATCGATTTTGTTTTCCGGTGTCGATTTATTCGGAAAAATGTTGTCGTTTTTGTCCGGTTTTACGGTCACGTTCGACATCATCCAGGACATCACCGGGTTATGATCGTGGTGAAATTTCCCGGAATACACATCGGCCTGAACAATTTTCATCGCTTCAGACAGGTTTTTCACCGTCTGCGCCACCTCCACCAACGGGATACCCTCTTCCGCCAGGCGGCGGGAGAACTGGACTGCGCTCCACGGATCAAAACCGAGCTCACGCAAGTCCTCACCCTCACACCATGCCAGAATGTCGGCTTTGATAATGTCATGGTCAACAACCTCACCGTCAGTCAGCTCAAGATAACCGGCAGCCCCCCACTTACGGTACAGTTCGGCAATATGCTTAGGTGCGGTGTCTATCCGGCCTTCCGGCAGCCAGAATTTGCACTTGATATGAGTCTGTCCGTGATTGTCTTCGTATACCTTAATCGCTGCGGTTACATCGATTTTATTCGACAGGTCAACACCGACCCAGACCGGATAGTTCTTCAGTTCATCATCCGGCGCATTCTCCGGGCAGCAGTCCCATTTTCCTGAGTCCATCCAGATCGACTCCGCGTTAACCCACATATTGAGGTGTTTGGTCAGAAAGTTAGGCCGGGCGGCAATCTGCTCTTTGGCTTTTTTTGCCAGGCGACGCATATCATCAAAGCGTTTACAGACACCCAGCCCCGGATTGGCTTTTATCCAGATGCTTTCATCAAACGGATCATCATCTTCATCCGGCGTGTAAATTGCCGCGAAAAAGGTGTCATCCTCCACCACGCCCCGCAGCACCTTGATGGCGTAATCCCGCAGTTCGTAGCAGATGCCCTCGCGGTTAAATCCCGCTGTGGTGATCGCAAACAGCAGGGATTGCAGACGGGCACCGGTCGCGGTTTCCAGCACATCCCACACATCACGGGTTTTGTGGGCGTGAAGTTCGTCCACAATACCGCAGTGAATATTCAGGCCGTCGAGGTTATTTGCGTCGCTGGACAACGGCTCAAACTTGGATGCGGACCGCTCCTGGTAAATCGCCAGCTTATTAAACTCAAACAGGCGGCCGAGTGAGCTTTTGGCCTTTTTGATCATGTTTTTCGCATCTTCAAACACGATACGGGCCTGGTCACGGGTTGTGGCCGCCGAGTAAACCTCGGCACCACCTTCACCGTCAGCACCGGTCATGTACAGACCGATGCCTGATGAAAGTGTGGATTTTGCGTTTTTACGCGCCACTTCGTTATAGGCTGTCCGGAAACGGCGAACCAGTACCGGATCGCCGTCATCGTCGTACTGAGCCTCACCGCTGAGCTCATCAACCAGCGGGATCACGAAACCAAAGATATTAATCAGAATAAAGGTATGCCACGGCATCAGCTCTATCGGCTTACCTGCCAGTGCCCCTTTGACGTGCGGGACAAACTGGTAAAAATCCAGAATATGCTGGGCGCGTTCTTCAATGAAAAAGATGTCGCGCTCAGGGCCACGCTCCAAATCATCAAGAAACCGCTGACACGCCAGGCGTATCAGTTCGCCCGTAACTATTTCTCCGGCAACCACCTGTTCGGCGTACCGGATCCCATCTGCTACGGTTGCCATTCATCATTTGCGCTTTTTCATAAATGCCTCGAAAGGGTCTTCTTCGGCTGGTGTGTTAATCGTTACCTTCGATCGGGCTGCCGGAGTCATACCAAATTCACCCAGCATTGCCCGGATCCGTTTCCAGGCATCGGCTTTCATTGCCGCCACCGGGTGTGCTTTTATCAGTGGCCCACCATCACTTTGTGTTTTGTAGGTATAGCCTTCTTTAACCAACGTATCGCAGTGCTGACGGTATTCGGTGTACGCCTCGATCAACAGCTCCAATGCTTTGGCATCCAACGAACTCATGACACCCATCACATTGAGTTCTTCACCTATCCGCTTAAACCAGTATTTCCCCTGCTTAGTAAAATGTTTCGGTGTTGGGGGTACCCCTGAAGGCGGTTTTGGTTCTTTTTTATTGATCGGACGTTTTGATGGGTTACCCCTGACCAAACGCAGGTGTGACGGGGTTTTCGGCGGTCCCGGCATAATCGTTTTCTCCTGTTAATCCCCCTCCGGAGAACCCGGAAAAAAGTTTTCTAACCTGCGGCGATCTGAAAAGAGGTAAGGCGGCGGTCCTCTGGCCATAGGGCGGCAGGGATTTGACCTCCCCCCTCCCCTATTCATTGTTGCAG